AACTGCGAAGCTTGCAGCGCTCAACGTTGCCTGCCTGCGCGTCCTCGTAATCTCAAGCGGAGGCTCACTTGTCGGAGCTTTTGACTATTTCCTCGGAGACATGCGCGTAATGCGACATGGTCCCTACGCAGCTGCTCTTCTGCGCACGATTCAAGGGTTTAAAGAGGACCTGGTGAAAATGATGACGAACCTGAGCACGCCTGTGAAGACTGCTCAAGCTACGAGTGGCAGCAAAGCGCCGACTTATCGCGGAGGCTTAGCAAGTCCATGAGCAGCGATAAAGGCCCTTCTCTCGCGTCAAGCGCCGGAACAGCGGTTGATTATAGCGTTCCGTCTCAGCCTTCTGGGAAGTCGCTTTACACAGGAAATTACATAGTCGCGAAGGTGAACCGCTACAGGATGCTTCTAACTTCTCAGCAGTATCAGCAATATGTTGACAACGGATATGACGTTGAGGTCGTGCCGTTACCATGACTGACACAGCGCAAGTCGTAAGCGCGATGCTGCAGTTAAAGTGGTCTCTCGGGTCTCCAAGCGTGAGCGATATTTACTGGTCAACGACACGGTTTCAAGCGATGGACTTTGAGAAGGTCACAAACTCGTACGTCATAGCCTGCTATAATCCTGGCAGTCCTGTAGCTTCTGACGCCTTAGCTCGTGAAGTCTGGCAGCTCGTTGAAGACGTTGTGATCGACATCATCGTAAAGGTTGGAGCTGGCACCGTTCAGCAAGCTGTGGACGCAAGGGAAAGTATGCGGCAGCAGGTTTACAGCATCATCCACGCGAACGAGTTTGCCTTCTCAGGATGCGTTGACGTTTATCCTATGAGAGAACACACGAAAGTTGAAAGCCCAGAACTTGTAAGGCTTGCAATCCAGATCAAGTGCAAGAGCTTCAACGTGAAAACTTAGCCTGGTGAGAAAACTTTGAGCGCACGAATAGAGTGCACAGTTACGTATGCAGAGGAACTCTCATCCGCTCTGCAAGCAGCCTTCCCAGGAGCGCTTGACAATAATATCTTATTTGCCATCGAAACAGTTGTAAACCGCATACTAGACACTGCTCGCCGCATAGTCCCAGTTCGTACGGGCTTCCTACTAAGCACAATTGGTGCTGAAGCCTTTGAGAAGTGGGCTTTCACGATTTATGCACGTGCTCCATACGCCGGATATGTGGAATGGGGCACGTTTAGAGTGGCTGCGCGGCTTTTTATGACCAATGCGATCGCGATGCACATGGATGAGCTTACGCAGGAAGTAGCTAACGCCGTGATAAAGTCTGCCCAGGAGAGTGGGATAGAACACCTTGGATAAGTGGGCGAAGCTTCACTGGCGAAAGAACATTCTGAACTTCGCCGTGCGAGTTCTCAACGGCATAATGCCTGAATTGAAGCCGACTTATCCGCAGACCAAAATGATCGAGTCTGTATTTCTCCAACTAAACAATGCTTATGAGACCGAAGTTCTCGCTGGACGATTTGATGACGTCCCTTATCAAACGCTTCCTGCACTAAAAGACAGAAACTTTCAGAGGCTTCTGCAACTATCTCGGAAGCTCCTCATTTACTTCAGTGAAGATGACCGCTATTACAAGCAGTGGCTCGGCTTTGCTATGCTGCTTGTTACAGACGAAGTTCTCCGTGCACGCGCCTTGCTATCATTAGAAGGTTTCGAGAAGCTTGTCTGGGAGCAGTGGCAGTTTGACATGAGAGGAGCCGTTTCTGAAGAATACTTTAACGCTCATAAGGAAGATTTCCTGAACATGGTTCTCGCGAACTTCCTTATGAATCTTGTAAAACCTGAATAGAGGTGAAAATAGTATGAGCACACCATTGATAGGTCGTAACGCCGTTGTACAATGGGTTTCAGGTGGCACAGCAACAACAATAGGCTACGCACAAGGGCTAACAGAAGACGTAACTGCTGACTTGATCAAAGAGTTCCAGCTTAACAGCGACAAAGCAGCAGTTCTCGCAGCAGGTAACAAGCATTTCAAAATAGCAGTTGACAAAATGTACATAGACAACACCTTCGGAGCAATCATGTATGGAAACCAGGTTTGTGACTTCGTCGTAGGCCCAGCAGGAACAAGCGTTGGGAGTCCGAAGATAACGATAAAGAACGTCGTTCTCGTAGCACGAAACAATAAGGTAGACCAGAAAGGCATCGTCGGCGAGAAGATAACCGGTGAAGGAAACGACCGCATAGTAGGCGTATTCTAAGCATCCTCTTTTTTCTTTTTCCGGCGCGTTTGCGCCAATTCACAGTTTCGGAGGTTAAGATATGAGCAAAAATGAAGAAATAGACTGGAAGAAAGCGGCTGAGATGGAAGAAGCTCTTAATGCGCTTGAAGCTGAGAAGCTTGCAAGAGTCAAAATCTTCGACCCGAAAGAGATCGTACGAAGAGCTAAAGAAGTCAGGGAAATTGTTGATGAAGACTTAGGCACTATACGCTATGTGCTGCTGAATTATGATGAGCTTAACGAGATCATTGAGAAGTACAAGGAGAATAAGGACAGAAGCATTCAGCTCCTCTTCAAGCAGCTCGCACCAGCGAATGAAGGCTTGAAGGTTGATGACATACGCAAGATGCCATACGAAGTCGTTGCGCGCCTGCTTACGAAGCTGCAGGCTGAAGGCAGTTTTTTTCCGCGTCCTCAGAAGCCGTCGCAGAATGGGTCGCCGCAGACGGAAGAGCCCAAACAATCGGATTCATCGCCCATGAGTACGGTTACACACTTCAAATGATCGGCGAGCTTACGCCTTTTCAAATCCAGTTTTTGAAAGAATGGGCAAAATGGTACTATGAACAGCAGAAGGGTTAGAGAAAGATGAGCGAAGACGTTGAGATTCACCTGAGAGCCTACGATGAGGCATCAAGCGTAATCCAGCAGGTCGGCTATAACCTTTCAACAGTGTTCACGGATATTGAAGGAAAAACGCAGGGCCTCGTAACAACGACCGATAACGCAACTTCCCAGATCGCCGCTGACTATAATCAAGTAGGCGACGCAGGGCAGAATCTTCAAAACAGTCAATCAGACGTGCAGATGAGTACAAGAGACACTGTAATGTCGATGAATAACTTAGCGCTTTCCGGTGCTGCCCTTGTCATGAGTTTCGAGAGAGTTGAGAAGAGCCAGGTCGCCGTTGACCGTGCAAACCTGATGGTTCACCGTAGCACAGAAACCGTAGAGAAGGCCCAGCTAAACTATAACAAAGCTGTTGAACAGTACGGCGCTGGGAGCGCAGAAGCGACAGCCGCAGCTGACAAACTTCGCATCGCCCAGGAAGCTCACACAGTCGCGCTTGAAAGGGCAGATATGGCTTCAAGAAACTTAACTACTTCAATGGTCACGGCTGCACTCACAGTTATTCCAAGCCTCATCTCAATGATCACGATAGTTTCAAAATCAACTGAGATTTGGCACGGCATACAGGCAACCATGAACATCGTGATGGATGCGAACCCGATCTTTCTGGTTATAGCTGCCATCGGAGCCCTCATTGCTGCTCTCGTGCTTATCCCAGGAGCCTTGGATGCGGTAATCAACGCGTTCCGTGCTGCTGGAAACTTTTTTGTCGGCATAGCAAATGACATAGGCAACGCTTGGGGCGGCTTCGTCGGCCTCTTCACAGGCGGCGCAAAGAAAGTTGAAGACTCCACAAAAACGATGACAGAAGCAGTGCAATTCCATACTGCAACTTTGAAGGAATCTTTGCTCGCCTCTGCGGCATTCTCAGAAGACCAACAAGTAGCGGCTGCGCAATCCTATGACGCGGCTATCAAAACAAGTTCGATCTTTACCGCCCTCAGAACTTCCATGGAAGCCGATTATGATAAGATGCGCGCCGCAGCTGACACGAACCTTTCAGCAATCGCCGCAAAGTTTGATGAAGCCTTCAATAAGGGTGACTTCGACACTGCCATAAAGCTTGTCAGAGATTTCAGCGACAAATACAACCTGAGCTTAACAGACGCAGAGAGCATTATTGACAGCTTCAAGGCTAAGCAAGCTGAAATTCCGAAGTCTATTGAAGAGCAGCTTCTCGGCAAAGCGCAAGCAGACTTTCAGACCTTCCAGAACTGCATGAGCGGGAAAGCTTACACGCTGAAGACCGACGTAACTGGCCAGATGGGCACGATGGCAGATGACATTACGAACCTGATTAAGACCGGCCTAGTTGGGCAAGCTCAGGCTGAGATGCAAGCGTACGTGAACTGCAACACAGACAAAGTCGCTACTATGGTTACGCAGATTCAAACAGACATGACTAATTTGACGACGCAGCACAATGCGCAGATAAAACAGATGTCTGATTATGCTGCAACTTTGACGGGCATCGAGAAAGCAGCAGTTCTCGCTCAGATTGATAGTATGACTTCGCAGTATGAAGCGAAGATGA